CGTAGAGGTCGTCCACCTAAGGCTGTCGTAGAAGCGAAGAAGAAGGGTAACCGAGGAAAAGTTGGTAGACCCTTAGGAGATACAGGCAGGATAGCTGAATTCAAAGCTAGACTCCTCAGTACAACAGGAACAAAGGTAATCGATACTGTCTTAAGGAAAGCCTTAGACGATAACGATAAAGACCAGGTAGCATGTCTGAAGATGTGCATGGACAGACTTCTACCAGTCTCCCTATTCGAGAAAGATGCTAAGGGTCAGCGGAATGCTGTAACCATTAACATCACTGGTTTAGGTGAGACTAAGGTAGAGGCTGTGGAAGATGTTGAGATAATCGACATGTTCGAAGGAAACTCGGATGAATCTTAATTTCGAGCTTCTACCTTGGCAGAAACAAGTATTCAGTGACCCTACTCGATTCAAGGTAATTGTAGCAGGGCGACGCTGTGGTAAGAGTAGACTCTCAGCAGTATCCCTCTTGGTAGAGGGTCTGAGGTGTCCTCCAGGCTCAGCAGTAATGTATGTAGCTCCTACGCAAGGGCAAGCAAGACAGATTATCTGGGATTTGCTCATGGACTTAGGTAGGGATGTCATCAGTGGTAGTCATGTAAATAACATGGACATCACGCTCATCAATGGTGCAAAGATCTATGTCCGTGGTTCTGATCGTCCTGATACCTTACGTGGTGTTAGCCTTACTTTTCTTGTCCTCGACGAAGTAGCGGATATCAAAAGTGAGACGTGGGAGAAGGTATTGCGTGCTGCCTTATCAGATAAGAAAGGAAAAGCACTTTTCATCGGAACACCTAAGGGCAGAAATTGGTTTTACGAGATGTACAATCTCGGAATCTCGGAAGAGGATGAGGAGTGGAAATCGTGGCATTTTACTACCAAAGATAACCCGCTTATCGATCCGAAGGAAATTGAAGGAGCTAAAAAGACACTCTCTTCTTTTGCGTTTAAGCAGGAATACGAAGCAAGCTTCGATAATGCTGGAACAGATTTATTTAAAGAAGAGTGGATTCAATACGGAGAAGAACCCAAAGACGGAGTCTACCATATTGCAATCGACTTAGCAGGATTTAAGAACGAGAACTACTCCTCTGCCAGAGCCAAGAAGCTAGACGAATCAGCAATCGCTGTAGTAAAAGTTACAGATGATGGTGTCTGGTTTATAAAAAAAATAGAACATGGGCGGTGGGATGTTAAAGAAGCTGCAGCAAAGATTCTTAAGAACATTCGAGATTTTGAACCAGTGGGTGTTGGGATTGAGCGAGGGACAGTTCGTAACGCTGTACTACCCTATCTTAGCGATTTAATGCGTTCTAACAACGTCTACGCTCATATACAAGACTTGACGCATGGCGGTAAACAAAAGACTGAACGAGTTGTCTGGGCATTGCAGGGACGATTCGAGCACGGTAAAGTAGTACTGAATGAGGATGAGGACTGGACACAATTCATTGACCAGCTCCTAATGTTCCCTACTCCACAGGTGCATGACGACTTAGTGGATGCTTTAAGTTATGTCGACCAATTGGCTGTAACGTCGTACTTCACAGACCATGAAGAAGATGAATATGAACCGAGTGACTTTATAACAGGATATTAGATGAGTATAGTTGGAAGCTTATTTAGGACAGTTGCTCCTGCGTTAGTGGATAACCTAGAAGCACAAGGTTTGTTTAGAAGCTCTACTCGTATTGCTCCTAGCCTTGTACCAGAGATGTTCATCGGTAGGGAAGGAATTACGAATCTAGGTGAAGCAGGTGTGATGGATGCTCCTGCTGCGTTAAAAACATTAGAAGATGCCCAGCGTGATTGGTTTAGATTACCTGCTGAGCAGTGGAATGAAACCTATGCTCGTCAGGGTATAGCATTTGATCCAGTGGCTAACAAGTCCATGATGGAGATCAGCGACAAGAATGTTGATCTACGTCGTGGTGTCGATCTAAATAAGATTCCTGAGAATGAAGTCTTAGCATTCGACGAAGTTTTTAAAGCAGATACGCTAAAGAAAGCCTATCCTGATCTAAACGATTTAACTGTTTCTTTCTTAGATGATCCTACTTCTTCTCGCTTAGCAGCCTTTGCTCCTGAGCAGAACATGATCCTATTCAATCGTCAGCATCCTGACTGGAAGAACTCCGACGCACCAGTAAAGACTGCACTCCACGAAGTACAACACTTTGTACAAGGTAAAGAGTTGTTCACAATGGGTGAAAGTTTTGCTAGGACTCTAAACGAAAATCAGCTTTACAAAGATTCTTCTCAGGCTCTATCCCAAGTTATCGCTCAATCCGTACCAGAGTCCTTACAGTTTGCTAAGAAGTACAAAGGCATTGGATTTGATAAAGATTCAGTGATCGACGCTGTAGCGGGATTATCAGCAAAAGATGGTATCTCAGCTCGTGCTAGTTTAGCTAAGGCATTTGGAAGTAAAGACATGGCTGATAAGTTTATCATGAACTTAGATCCAAACCAATACCCAGCTCTTCGTGCTGCAGTAGAAGCAAAGAACATAAGCACTCAAGCTTATCAACAATCAGTGGCGGACTATATGAAGGTAGCTGGAGAAGTGTTTGCAAGGCAGACAGAACAACGTCGTGGTATGAATGTAGCAGAGCGTATTCAGAACCCTGCTATGATGGCTATCGAGACTGACCCAGCAAACCGAGCAGCAGGTATAACCATCGACAACATGACTGCTCCTCGTGCTGGAACTACAGAACAAGCTGCTGACTATACAATTAATCCTGGCAAAACTCAACGCTCTAACACCACTCCTACGTATGAGAAAGCATTTGATATTTTAAACGTAGGCGAAGGAGACACAGTATTAGACTACGGTGCTGGTATGGGCTTAGGCTCAGTACCTGCTCGTAAGCGTGGTGCTAATGTTGTAACTTTTGAACCAATCCCTCCTAAAGACTTTACTCCAGACTTTACAAATGCTTCTGATATTCCTGAGGCAGTGGCTAATAAAGTTGTTAATATGAATGTTTTAAACGTACTTCCTCCTGCCCAGCGTAATGAAGCAGTAGCAAGTATTGGTAGGTCATTAATGCCTAACGGAGAAGCAATCATCAATGTAAGAAGTGCAGCAGAAGTAAATGCTGCTAAGAATAAAATTAAATCAGAAGACGGATATATTATCGGATCTGGAAAAGAAAGAACATTTCAAAAAGGTTTTACTCAAAAAGAACTAAAAGAATATGTGTCTAGTGTTCTTGGAGAAGATTATATAGTAGATAATGTTTCAGGTTTATCAGGAGCAACAGTAAAAATTAAAAAGCTACAAAGTGCTTCTCCTGTACAATTTACCGATCCGTTTGAAATGCAAGTACCACAATCCACAATCCCTGAAGGAATGTAAGAATGAGCGAATTTAAAGAAGATCCAGTTACTGAATCTGATAAAGAATTAGTATCTTTCATCGTCGACCATACGACTCGATGGAGAGATCATCGGGATGTTAATTATTTAGATAAATGGGAAGAGTATGAAAGACTATGGCGGGGAATCTGGGATGGGGCTGACAAGACACGTGAGTCCGAGAGATCTCGTATTATTACTCCAGCGTTGCAACAAGCGATCGAGGGAAAACAAGCTGAGATCTCTGAAGCTGTTTTTGGTCGTGGCGAGTTCTTCGATATTGCGGATGATCGACAAGATCAAGACAAGACTGACATTCCGTTAGTCCGTCAGCAGATGCATGAAGACTTTAAGTTTACTAAAGTCAAGAAAGCAATTGATGATATCATTCTCTTAGCAGAGCTCTATGGCACTGGTATCGGAGAGATTACCATCGAAGAGAAGACTGTGATGTCTCCTTCTACCCAGCCTATTCCAGGCACTAGCATGGCAGCGATTGGTGTGTCAGAGCAGAAGAAGTTCATGGTACACCTTAACCCAATCAATCCTCGTAACTTCCTCATCGATCCTAACGCTCGTGATGTTGAGTCTTCACTTGGTGTAGCAATTGAGGAGTACATGCCTTACTTCAAGATTGTTGAAGGAATGGTAGACGGTACATACCGTAAAGTAGGAATCACTCCTAGCTACAACGACATGGACTTAGAGCCTGTCCAAGAGATGTCTCCTAAGCAAGATGGTAAAGTACGAGTTATCCGCTGGTACGGTAAAGTTCCTCGTGAATACTTAGAGAACTTACAAAAAGAAGAAGGCGAAGAGATTGTAGATCTTTTCCCTGAGGGTTCAGAAGCTGAAGACTATCAAGACATGGTCGAGGCTTTAGTTGTTATCGCTGACGATCAGTGGCTCTTAAAAGCTGAAGAGAATCCTTACATGATGAAGGATCGTCCTATTGTCGCCTATCAAGCTGACTCGATGCCTGGTCGTTTCTGGGGTCGTGGTACTGCTGAGAAGGGTTACAACATGCAGAAAGCTATCGACGCACAGATTCGTGCTCACTTAGATAGCCTTGCTTTGACCACTGCTCCGATGATGGCGATGGATGCTACTCGTCTACCTCGTGGTGCGAAGTACGATGTGAAGCCTGGAAAGAACCTCCTCGTCAATGGTAACCCAAATGAGATCATGATGCCATTCAAGTTTGGCAACACAGATCCAATGAACATGGGAACTGCTCAGGCTTTCCAGTCCATGCTCCTCCAAGCTACAGGAACAATCGATTCTGCTTCAATGCCTGACAAGGTAGCTGCAGGGGAAGCTTCAGGTGCTGGCTTATCGATGGCTCTATCGGGCTTGATGAAGAAGAACAAGCGTACCCTGATTAACTTCCAAGAGGACTTCTTAATCCCTTTCATTACTAAATCTGCTTATCGCTTCATGCAGTTCGACCCAGAGCGTTATCCAGTGAAGGATTTCGTATTCCTACCAGTATCTACCCTAGGTATGGTGGCTCGTGAGTACGAACAACAGCAGATGATGGGTTTAATGTCGACCTTAGGAGCTCAATCTCCTATCGTTCCTCTGCTATTACAGGGTGTAATTCAGGGTTCAAGCGTCTCTAATCGTGAGGAAATCATTGTTGGATTGCAGCAAATGAGTCAACCTGACCCAATGCAGCAGCAATTACAAGAGATTGCCCTAGCTACTGCTCAGGCAGAGCTACAAAAGACCCAAGCTGAGGCTGCTAAGGCTATGGCTGAGGCTCAGAAGGCTGGTGCTCAGGCTCAGGTAATCCCCATTGAAACCCAAATTAAGGCTGTAGAGGCTGCAAATAAGCCTCAGGGTACTGATCCCTTCACCCAAGTGGAGAAAATCGCTAATTTAGCCCTTAAAGAGGCTGATATGCTGTCCAATGAGCGTATTGCTGTGTTGCAAACTGCTACGAAAATGCAATAAACTCTTGACAAATCTGTAAAAATATGGTATAATATTTACTATACTAACACAATAAACTCTCCTTGTCAAGGAAAAAGAGTATGAACAGAGAATTACAGGATTATTACGAGAACAGATTCGCTATGATGGCTACCCAAGGGTGGCAGGATCTGTTAGAAGATATAGATTTAATGCTTAGCTCCACAGACACCGTCAAAGGTGTAGAAACTGTAGAGCAGCTCCACTTCAGAAAGGGAGAAATCTCAATCATGACGTGGTTAAAGAACTTAAGACAGTCAAGCGAAGAAGTCTACGAGCAACTTCAGGAGGAATCTGAGAATGCCAAGACGACTGTTTGACTTTGTATGTAAGAATTCACACAACACTGAAGCCTTCGTCGAGTTAGACACAAAAGAAGTTCAGTGTGGTGAGTGTGGCGACACGGCTACTCGCATCATCTCCCCAAGTAGGGTATACATTGACCCTATCTCTGGCGATTCCTACGTAGCTACGGCTAAGTGGGCTAGGATGAGATCTGAGAAGATCGCATTGGAGAAGAAAGAAAAAGCCAATCACGGCTCGTAAATGGACTCTTGACCACCGAGCTATTTTTTAAATGTCCTAAAATCGCATTGCGACAGGAGAATATACATGGCTGCTAATTTTATCGAACTGCAAGAAGAAGTAACTGACGAGAAGTTTACTGACCCAACACAAGACCAAAGTACAACCCCAGACGCTGTAGAACAATCTGCAGCACAACCTGAAGAGGTTGCTCCTACACCAGAACTACCTGAAAAGTATCGTAATAAATCTCTAGACGAGATTATCAAGATGCACCAAGAAGCCGAGAAGTTAATCGGACGACAGGCACAAGAGGTTGGTGAAGTACGTAAGTTAGCTGACTCGCTTCTAAAGCAACAACTCGAACAGAAGCACGACACACAGCCAAGTAAAGCACAAGAGATTGATTGGTTTGAAGACCCCGCAAAGGCAGTAAACCAGGCTGTAGCAAACAACCCAGTCTTAAAGCAATTGCAAGAACAACAGGCTCAACAAGCTCAGTTGGTTGCAATGCAGACGATTGAGAAAGCTCATCCTGATTATTTAAGTATCGCTCAGTCTGATGATTTTGCTTCTTGGATTCAAGGATCAAAGGTTCGGATGGAGCTCTTTGCTAAGGCAAACAACTACGATGTTGATTCAGCGTTAGAACTGCTAGATACTTACAAGTCTCTACGCAACGTCAAACAACAAAAAGCAGAAGCTACTAAAGCTGCTGACGAGTCGCTGAAGAAGGTCGAAGAAGAAAACCGTAGCAAGGCACTTAAGACTGCTGCAGTACAACAAGGTGGTACAGGGGAATCAACAAAACCTGTTTATCGTCGTGCAGATCTTATTCGCTTAAGAATGCAAGACCCAGCTCGATACGAAAGCATGGCAGATGAAATTCTCCAAGCTTACGCAGAAGGCAGGGTACGTTAATAATTTTAATTTAGGAGATTTTAAAAATGGCTTTAACTACTGCTGCATATCCTGGTGGTTCATCCACCATCGTTAACAAGACCAATGCTGATAAGTTTATTCCAGAGATTTGGTCTGATGAAGTAATCGCTGCATACAAGAAGAACCTAGTCTTGGCAAACCTCGTCAACAAAATGACGATGCGTGGTAAGAAGGGCGACACGCTCCATATTCCTAAGCCAACTCGTGGTGCTGCTTCTGCTAAGGCAGCTAACACCGTTGTCAACATTCAAGCTGACACCGAGAGCGAAGTTCAGGTTGTTATCAACAAGCACTTCGAGTACTCACGTTTCATTGAGGACATCGTCGAAGTTCAAGCTTTGGCTTCTCTCCGTCGCTTCTACACTGAAGATGCTGGTTACGCTTTGGCTAAGAAGGTTGACGATGAGCTCTTCGCTTTGGGTCAAACCTTTGGTGACGGTACTTCTGACTGGACTCATAGCAACAGCTACTACATCGACGCATCGACTGGCCTCACAGCATACGCTGAAGACACTGTTGTTACCGCTGACGTATTCACTGACGCTGGTTTCCGTGCCTTGATCAAGAAGATGGACGACGCTGACGTTCCTATGGATGGTCGCTTCTTTGTGATTCCTCCTTCAGTTCGTTCCACCATCATGGGCACTGATCGTTACAACAGCTCTGACTTCGTTGATGGTCGTGGTGTTCAGAACGGTCAAATCGGTAGCCTCTATGGTATCGACATTTTTGTATCGAGCAACTGCCCAACTCTTGAAACCGCTGCAGAGAACTCTGTTGGTGACGAAGTTAAAGGTGCAATCCTTGCTCACAAAGATGCAATGGTATTGGCTGAGCAATTAGCTGTTCGCTCACAGACTCAGTACAAGCAAGAATATCTATCGACTCTGTACACCGCTGACACCCTCTTCGGTGTTAAGACTGTACGTCCTGAGGCTGGCTTCGTACTCGCTGTTAACGCTTAGTAGTAACTTTCAAGACTCTCTAGCTTCGGCTAGGGAGTTTTGTTTAAGTGCATTCGATGAGTGTATTTAAACAAATAAGGAGATAGATCTTGGCAATTTATCGTGGAGCTGGTGGTGCAGGAGACGCTACCAATGACGCAGCCAGCGAAGTATTACTAGCATTAGCAGCTAAAGATGCGGCAATTGCTGCTCAGGTAGCTGCTGAGACTGCTCAGAATGCAGCAGAGGCTGCTCAAGCCGCAGCAGAACTAGCAGAAACCAACGCTGAGACTGCTGAGACTAACGCAGAGACAGCCGAAACAAACGCAGAAACAGCAGAGACTAACGCTGAAACTGCTGCTACAAATGCTGCAAGCTCTGCTTCTGCAGCTTCTACATCTGCGTCTAATGCAAGCACATCTGCGACTAATGCAGCTTCCAGTGCTTCTGCTGCGTCTACTTCAGCAAGTAACGCTGCTTCGTCGGCTTCTAGTGCATCTTCTTCTGCGTCTACTGCTACGACTCAGGCAACGAATGCAAGCAACTCAGCTTCTGCTGCGTCTACTTCAGCAACTAATGCAGCGAACTCAGCCACTGCTGCAGCAAACTCAGCGACTGCTGCTGCAAACAGTGCAACGGCAGCTCAGACTGCAGAAACTAATGCAGAGACCGCTGAGACCAATGCTGCTGCTAGTGCAAGTGCTGCATCAACCTCTGCCAGTAACGCTGCATCGTCAGCCTCTTCTGCCAGCACCTCAGCTTCTAATGCTGCATCAAGTGCTTCTTCTGCTTCGACATCAGCGAGTAACGCTGCCTCGTCAGCCAGTGCAGCAAGCACCTCTGCCAGCAACGCATCTTCTAGTGCAACTGCAGCAAGCAACGCACAAGTCGCTGCTGAGACTGCAAGAGATCAAACTTTAACAGCATACGATAACTTTGATGATCGTTACTTAGGAGCTAAGACTTCTGATCCAACATTAGACAATGACGGTAATGCTTTAATCGCAGGTGCGTTGTATTTTAACAGTACTGGTGGCTTCATGAAAGTATACACTGGTTCTGTTTGGGTTGATGCCTACGCTGCTGGTTCATCCTTCTTAGCAAAGGCTAATAACCTTTCTGATTTAACAAACTTTTCTACTGCACGAAGTAATCTAGGCTTAGGAACTGCTGCTACAGCCAACTCTACAGACTTTGATCCAGCAGGAACAGCAGTCGCTTTAGCAATCGCTCTAGGATAATATATGGCAAATGTATTCAAGAATCAATTTAGTAAATCTGTAGGCACTTCTGCTGCTACAGTATATACTGCTCCGTCAGCTACGCAGACTACTGCTATTGGGATGACTGTAGCAAATACTACTAGCTCTGTAATTACTGTAGATGTCTACATTACTTCTAGCTCAGTAGATTACTACTTAGTCAAAGGAGCTACTGTTCCTGTCGGTGGTGCATTAGTGCCTATTGGTGGAGATCAGAAAGTAGTATTAGAAGCTGCTGATGCACTCAAAGTAGTAAGCTCTGCAGCCTCTAGTGCTGATGTAACCTTATCGATCTTGGAGATCACCTAATGGCTTATTTAGGTACAAAGCCAGCTAATGCTGTAGTTACTTCTGAACAGTTAGCAGATGGAGTAGTAGGTACTTCTGATATTGCTAGTGCTGCTGTAACTCCTGCTAAGTTATCACAGCCATTTACCGCAGGCACATCCGTAGCATCCACTAGCGGAACAAGCATTGACTTTACTAGTATTCCTAGCTGGGTAAAGCGTATTACTG